GTGCGTAAATGTAACATAACAAATATAGTATCATTTTGCAAAAACATGCCAAACTGACTAAGATTAAAATCTATATCTTGCATGTCGTAAATTCCTCGAATTACATATACATCTGGATCATAGTGTCGATCACGATTTTCCATCAGTATAAGATCCTGTATACCTAATTCTGGTATAGGATTTGAATTAACAGGAAGCCCAGGAGAACTATTTTCAGCATTAGGATCTACAGGCCCTAAGTACTTATGAATGTATAAATCAGTTCCGCCTACTTGAAATTCTTCGTTAATTATTCGATCTAAAAATTTAAAATCGTTGCCCTTTTCAGGCTTATATAAACTCAAACGGGGCACGATAATTCTCCTAATGTAGTCATATACATATTTATGATAAATATCTTTATGACCGAATCCGAAAACCAAAAACAATTAGTAGTAGATTACATTAAACTCATGCTCGGCGACGGTATGGTAGACATAGAATTAGACCCTGGTCATTATTCTATTGCCATAGATCGTGCATTACGTAAATTTCGTCAGCGTAGTTCAAACTCTGTTGAGGAAAGTTTTGCATTTTTGACAATACAAGTTGATGAAAATAACTATGTTCTTGCCCCGGAAATAGAAAATGTTCGTAAAATCTATAGAAGAAGTATTGGATCAAGAACAGGTGGCGGAGACGGTGGATCACTATTCGAACCATTTAACTTAGCGTACTCAAATACTTACTTGCTTGCATCTACTAACATGGGCGGATTAGCAACGTATTACGCATTTGCTCAGTATCAAAAAATGGTTGGTAAAATGTTTGGAAGCGATATTAATTTTGTTTTCAATAAAACAACTAAATTATTAACTATTGATCAACGTCCTCGAGGTAGCGAAGAAGTACTACTTTGGATCGATAATCATAGACCAGACTTTAATTTACTATCGGACAACTATGCCGGACAATGGCTACGAGATTATGCGTTAGCAACTTGCAAAATAATACTCGGCGAAGCTCGCGAAAAGTTCAACCAAATTGCCAGTCCGCAAGGCGGAACTAGTTTAAACGGCACACAACTCAAAGCTGAAGGAAAAGCCGAAATCGAAACTTTAGAATTAGATTTAGTTAATTATAAAGACGGCGGATCTCCACTATGGTGGATTCAAGGCTAATTTTTCTTTAAAATTTCTTGACACCTTAGTAATATTATTGTAATATAGTCAAAACAGGAACTATATTATGAATAAAAAAATAATCGGAATTATGGGTTTTATTTCGGCTGGTAAAGATACCGTAGCCGATTATCTTTGCAACTTTGAAGAGTTTAGACGAGAAAGTTTTGCCAGCAGTTTAAAAGATGCTGTATCGTCAGTTTTTGGGTGGGATCGAACTATGCTAGAAGGCCGAACCAAAGAAGCTCGAGCATGGCGAGAACTTCCAGATGCATGGTGGGCTGAAAGATTAGGTATTCCGCATTTAACTCCTCGCTGGGTATTGCAATATTGGGGAACAGAAGTTATTCGTAAAGGCTTTAATGACAGCATGTGGATTGCTAGTTTAGAAAACAAGTTACGTACAAGCCATGATAATATTGTAATTTCAGACTGTCGTTTTCCTAATGAAATTGCAGCCATTAAAGCCCAAGGCGGAAAAATCATATGGGTACAACGAGGACCATTACCGGAATGGTATGACGTAGCAGTTGAAACTAATCAGGGCAATTTTAATCACATGGCAACGGCATACCCCGAAGTGCATGCCAGCGAGTGGGCATGGGCGGGTGCAGATTTTGATCATATTATCGATAATAATGGATCCATACAAGATCTATATGATCAAATTAAATTGATTATAAATCAGGAGTCAAATCCCCTTGACGCCATCGAATCCCCTCTTTATATAAAACTTGCTGACAATTTGCACACACTGTCTTGAGATTTGAGTGACGATTATTATCTAAATTGCCATCTATATAAAATACATTAAAAACATTCGAGTGAATGCTTTTAAATCCGCAACGATCGCAGGAACTCTTTTTATTATAACCGGCTAGTTGCCACCTAGCTATGCCTAGTTTTCTACCCTTATCGCAATGATCACACTTCGATCTATAAAACGTACGACCTTCTTTATGGTAATTAATAGCCGCCGGCCGCTGTTTACATGTTTTGCATAATTTTCTCATAACAATTTTATTTAATTAAACCAGCCCTTTTACTATCCCTTTTTAAGGAGTTTACTGCACATTTTTTTTATATTAGTGCTAAATAAAACAAAGTAATCCATTAAGGAGATAGTAAGAATGGCAACATTAAATTCCCCAGGTGTATCAGTAACAGTAGTTGATGAAAGTTTTTATGTTCCCGCAGGAACAGGAACAATTCCATTAATATTTGTTGCAAGTGCATCTAATAAAATCAACGGTAGTGGCACAGGTATTGCACCTGGTACATTAAAACAAAATGCTGGAAAGGTATATCTATTAACTAGTAGAAGAGATCTTACTGATACGTTCGGTACTCCTGCATTTTATACAGATACGCAAGGTAACCCAATTCACGGCGGTGAGCAAAACGAGTACGGTTTACAAGCGGCATATAGCTTATTAGGAGTTACTTCTAGAGCGTATGTAGTACGTGCCGATTTAGATTTATCAGTACTTACTCAATCTGCTTCTGCTCCCGCAGGACCGGCTGCAAACGGTACACATTGGATACAAACCACAAATAGCTTATACGGAATTAATGAATGGAATCCGACTGTACAAAAATTTACAAAGAAAACTCCTTTAATTATCGATGACAGCAACGCAGACATGACTGCTTCTTCAGGAATTCCTAAGGATTCATTTGGTCACGCAGGCGACTATGCTATGTATATTACGGGACCTGCAAACACCGATATGGATTATAACATCCAATTATGGTACAAGACAGCAAATTCACAAGATTCTTGGATCAAAGTTCAACAAGGTTTCGACGGCGGCAAGTCATTAACAATTAGTCCGCATTATCAATATCCTGATTATACTGACCTAACAGCTATCGGATCAGTATGGGTTAAAACAACAACTCCAGGTCTCGGTGCACACTGGTTAATCAAACAGTATAATTCATCTACTAAATCATTTAAACAAGTACCTGCTCCGATCTATAGTAGCTCAATGTCAGCAATCAATAGTTTAGACCAATACGGCGGTGGTGTAAATATTCCAGTAGGTTCTGTTTTTATTGAAAGTAATTTCAACCACGGCACCGGCGGTGATGCTATCGCAAATTTTAAAGTATGGAATAGAGCACACGCTGGGGCTACTAATATTACACTTGGTACAACTATTAATGAACTATTAACACCTAGTACATTTACTATTAGAGAAACATTAGCTAACAGTAAAAGTTGGAGTACTGCAACTACTATAACTTTACCAGGTACTGCAGGTAGTACCCTAGCTTCACAAATTGCTTCAGCGATTAGTGCATCCGGACTAGTAAATGTTCGCACATCATACGATAGTACAAATAAAAAAATGATTATTAGCCATATACTAGGCGGCGATATCGAAATAGCAGACGGAGAAAATCAACCATTAGCTAACGCATTTGCAGATTTTCAGCCATTTGACCCTGCAACTAAAACTGGCGTTAAAAACTTATTTCCAGCACCAACTGGTGATATGTATACCGAAACTGATAGCTACGATTTTGTTATCACTAATTGGGCTCCTTTAGTGTATCTAGCACAAACAGATACTCCTAGTACAGCGCCAGCAGACGGGACATTATGGTATGATGTAGATTTATCTGCTGATATTATGATTAATGATGGCCAAGCATGGGTTGGTTATAAGAATGTTTATCCAGATTCCGATCCAGCAGGTCCTTACATCGGTGCAACAGCACCGTTACAGCAAAGTACTGGCGCCGCATTGACTACTGGCGATCTTTGGATCAGTACTGCAAATTTAGAGCGTTATGGACAAGACATTTATGTTTATGATGCTTCTTTAGTAGTTAACGACCCTATAGCAGGTTGGGTATTAAGTGACGTTACAGACAATACTTCTCCAGAAGGTTGGTTATTCCACGATGCTCGTTGGTCAACATACGGTGGAGATGGACTAACATCTACGTTTGATCCAGCCTCGATTGTAGATTTATTATCTAGCAACTATGTAGATCCAGATGCACCAGATCCGCAGTTGTATCCAAAAGGATTAAAATTATTTAACACTCGTCGTTCTGGATTTAATGTTAAAAAATATCAAAAAGGCTACATAGATATTAATGCAAATAATGGTCAAAATCTTGCATATCAAAATCAAGTAATGAACGGAGAACTTCCTTATTTTTCTAGTCGTTGGGTTACAGCAGTAGCAAACAACGAAGACGGATCAGGTAAATTTGGTCGCTTTGCACAACGCGGCGTAGTAGTCCAAGCATTAAAAGAAGTAGTTAATACTACAAGTACAGTGCGCGACACAGAAACACTACTTTACAGTTTAATAGCATGCCCAGGATATCCTGAACTAATGCAAGACATGGTAGCATTAAACATAGATATCGGGCAAGTAGCAATGATAGTAGGAGATACTCCGTTTAGATTAACACCCGATGCAACTTCTTTATCAAATTGGGGAGCAAATACTGCTCTTGCATATGATAATGGCGAAAAAGGCGCAGTAACACATAACGAATACTTATCATTGTTTTATCCGAGCGGATATACAACAGATAATAAAGGAAATTATATTGTTGTTCCGCCAAGTCATATGATTTTACGTACCATCATTAACAGTGATAATAAGAGTTATCCTTGGTTTGCACCAGCTGGTTTACGTAGAGGCGTAGTTGACAATGCTAGTTCAGTAGGCTATATCAATACACAAAGTGGCGAATTTGTTACAACAAGTTTATATCAAGGGATTCGTGATGTATTACAAGACCCGTCGGGATTAGTAAACATTAATCCTATTGCTACATTGCCGGGCGCAGGCTTAGTATTATACGGACAAAAAACACGTTCTCCGGTAATTTCAGCGTTAGATCGAATTAACGTTATAAGATTAGTAGGTTACTTACGTAGACAATTAGCGATTATCGCTAAACCTTATTTGTTTGAGCCGAATGATGCACAAACACGTAGAGAAATCAAAGCATCAATGGATAGTTTCCTAGTTAATTTAGTTAACTTACGTGCTTTGTACGACTTTATTGTAGTATGTGATACAACAAACAATACACCTTCTCGAATTGATCGATCAGAGTTGTGGGTAGATATTGCTATCGAACCTGTTAAAGCGGTTGAGTTTATATACATTCCGTTAAGAGTATTAAATACTGGTGCGATTGCAAGCGGTAACAAATAAGTAAAATATTAAAGGAAAATAACATGGCAATTTCGAGTCTAAGCAAATTAACAGTACCGGCTCCGGGCGCAGCCAATAACAGTCAAGGTATGTTAATGCCTAAATTAAAATATCGCTTTCGTGTGATATTAAGTAATTTTGGAGCCAATGGTCAGCCGGCTACAGAATTAACAAAACAAGTTATGAACTGCACTAGACCAGTGGTAACTTTTGAAGAAATTAAATTACCAATCTACAATAGTACAATTAAAATTGCAGGTAAACATTCGTGGTCAGATGTTAAATTAACATTAAGAGATGATATTAGCGGCAACGTTACTTCTTTAGTTGGGCAACAATTACAGAAACAATTTGATTTTTTTGAACAAGCATCTGCTCCGGCGGCAATTGATTATAAATTCCAAACTTACGTACAAATTTTAGACGGCGGTAACGGTGCATTTGAACCTCAGGTATTAGAAACATGGGAATTATTAGGATGTTATATAAAGGTTGCTACGTATTCAAACGTTGATTATAACAGCGGTACTGAACCGGTTGACGTTGCAATAGATATTACATACGATAATGCGTTACAGGTTGATGCAGGTGGATTAGTTGGTCCGGGTGTAGGTGGTCCAGGCTACGGTACAGGTCTCCGAGGCAACGCGGCAACAGGTTAATACTCCGTAAGTTAACTTCTACATAACAGAAGATCTTATTAAGCCCAAATTTATTTTTGGGCTTTTTTACGGCATAAATATTGTTATGGCCCTTAATCAAGCATTTACAAATTTCTTAGGAAATACCGACAATACCGCGGTAAGAGATTACCAACACGCGAGTCAAGTATACGTAGGAAATAACTATGCTAAAACTCCTAAGTTTGGATTCTTATATTTTATAACCTTTAGTATTAATCCATCAGTACCGTTAGATCCCGGAGCCGGTCCTCAAATTAAAAAAGAAGTCGGTTTACTAGTTAAAAAAATTGACTTACCAAAATTTAATTTAAAAACTGAAATACTAAATCAATATAATAGAAAAACTGTAGTGCAAACCGGATTAAATTATACAAATATTAATATTGATTTCCATGACGACAACAGTAATCTTACTAGAGACTTATGGACTAACTATTACCGATATTATTTTATGGATAGTACTTATGGTACAGGTGATAATAATGTATTACCTCCTCAATTTAAAGATACCAAATATACTAAAAACGACTACAGCTACGGTTTAGACAGTTACCAAAGCGTACCTTTCTTTGATTCGATTAATATTTACGTATTACATCAACAAAATTTTACTCAATACACGTTAGTCAATCCTATGGTAGCAGATTGGAATCACGACACATTAGACCAAGATGGTGGTACAAAAATATTAGCCAATAGAATGACAGTAGCATATGAAAACGTTTTATACAACAAAGGAAAAATTGTTAGAGGGACCTCTCCAGAAGGATTTGGAGCCCAATATTACGATCAAACAAATAGTCCGTTAGCAGTTGCTGGAAATCCCGGCGACGGTACTCAGCCAGCCGGGGCTAATAATGTAACTGGTTCTTCACCCGGGCCGAGCCAAACAGTAGAAAACCCGATTAATAGAGCTACAATTAATCAAACATTATCAGGTGCTACAAAATCACAGGCTCAACTAAACAGTAACTCAACATACGATTCGAATAATTATAGTATATCTAGTGGAGTTTTGGGTAATTTACAAAGTGCCGGGGCCGAAAATGTAAGACCACTTTCTGGCATCGGGTTGCCAATTAATCCGTTTAGTGCAGTCGATAATAGAAATGCAACGCAAGCAATTCCGAGTAGTATTAACGGAAGCTCAACCGGAAATAATTAATTATGACAACTAATACTTATCAAGGTAATTTACCAAGTAAAACTACGATACAAAATGCTACAGTTCAGGCATTTGACACTTATTTTTCAAAACCGTTAGAATTAGATGCAAACACATTTGCATTAATGCAAGGTTTTTTTGAATCACAGGGATTTTCTAAAACCTCTGCCGAAACTATTGCTGTAGTTATTATTAAGCAGGCTAAAAAAGATGGATACAATCCTTTAACAATTCTCGATACTTTAAAAAGTCTAAACGGGGTAGAGCTTAGTTCATTAGTAAGCGAAATATTAAATTATAATAGATTTAAAACCAGTCAGTTAGGATATGCAGGAAAATTTGTACCTAATCCGGAAATAGCTAGAAATATTGTAGCATGAGTT